GCAAGGATTAAAGCTGGCACTAAAGGTGGTGCGGCAGGTCAATGGTCTGCACGTAAAGCTCAAATGCTTGCTAAAGCCTACAAAGAAGCTGGTGGAGGATACAAATAATGAAAGGTGTCAACCACTACTTACGTGACGGAACTCTATGGGCTGGTAAAACACACAAACACAAAGATGGAACAGCTATGACAGGGGCTAGAATGTCTAAGTCCTCTAAAAAGTTGTTTCATCTAAAAGACCTAAGTAAGACTGCTCAAGCAAAAGCAAAGAAACCTATAAAGATGAAAGAGGGTGGATTGGCTGCAAGTCAAAAAAGCCTTAATTCATGGACTAAGCAGGATTGGAGAACTAAGAGTGGTAAACCTTCTACACAGGGTAAGAAAGCAACTGGTGAACGGTATCTTCCTGCTAATGCTATCAAGAATTTATCTGCCTCTGAGTATGCTGCAACCAGTAAGGCTAAGAGATTGGGTAAGAGTATGGGCAAGCAACATGTTGCCCAACCCAAGAAGGTGGCTAAGAAAACAGTTAAGTTCAGGTAAGACTATAAATTACTTAGGGGGAAAGAAGTGACACCAGAAAAATTATCAGCTTGGAGAATAGTACCACGTATGTTGATACTGTCCTACATGCTAGTCTTCTACCAGACATGTACATGGTTTATGAACCTACCTGACCCTAACAATGCACAGGCAGGATTTGTATCTGTTATAGTAGGAGCAGGTGCAGCATGGTTTGGTATATATGTAAATGGTACTAGAACATCCGTAAGTGTATCAGCTAAGACAGAAACTAGGGAGAACTTGTAATGGCAGGTAGATATGACGGTGCTCTAAAAAAAGAGATGAGTGTAACTGACATAAAAGGTTTAAAAAGATTGAGAACAATACACAAAACTTTAGATTCTAAATCACCTCTTGCTGAAAGTCTTAATAGAATAGCAGGTCAGTATGTTAATGGTGGTATGAAATACATAGACAACTTTAATAAGGGCGGTTCTGTTAAGGGTAAGAAAACAAAATGAGCCTAATAGCTTCTCTCATAGGACCAGTTTCTAGTTTATTAGATAAGGTAATTCCTGATGCTGACGTAAAAGCTAAACTAGCCCATGAGATAGCTACGATGTCAGACCAACACGCACAGCAGTTGGCACTGGCACAGGTAGAGGTTAATAAAGCTGAAGCTGCAAGTGGAAGCTTATTTAAAGGGGGATGGAGACCTTTCGTAGGGTGGATATGTGGGATAGCCTTACTGTATCACTTTATCCTCTCACCGCTTATATTATTTACTGTGGCACTGTTTGGTGCAGAGATACCACCCATACCTGAGTTTGATATGGGAAGTTTAATGACGGTACTTATGGGTATGTTGGGGCTAGGTGGCTTACGGACATATGAGAAACAAAAGGGAATTACCAAATGAATAAGAAAATGAATAATGGTTTAACAGCTTTAAAAAAAGTAGCACCAAAGGCTGTAAAAAGCATGGGTTATAAAAAAGGTGGTATGATGAAAATGGCACTAGGTGGTGTTACAGGTATGTCAGGTGGCATAGACGAAGACAAAAAGAACAGTGCAACTGGCATGACCACAATGAGTTATGGTGGTTCAGTAGCAGGTAAAAAGGCACGAACAGGTAATATAGACATGCGTAAAAATGGCATGATGTATGGTGGCATGGTCAAAAAGAAAAAAGGATAGTTGTTATGGTTGCTATAAAAAAGAAACCCACTAAGGCGCATAAAAGTAAGAAGGTTGTAAAGGCTCATCAAGGTTTTGCAGCAGATGGAAGTAGGGCTACTGCTGAACAGAGTAAACCTAAATCAAAATCAGTTTCGGTCGGTAAACCCCAAAAACCAAGAGTAACCAAGCCTAGTCAGGCTGCTTTGGACCAAGTGCGTAGAGTCGGTAAACCTAGTCAGGCTGCTTTGGACCAAGTGCGTAGATTCGGTAAACCCAACACAACTGCAAGACAGATAAGAGATACACTCATCCCTGGGTTTTTAGCAGAACCACAAATGGCAGACCAACAAATGGGGCAACTATTAAGACGCAACAAAGGTGTTGCACCATCACCAAGTCAACCTAGAGCCACACTTGTAAAAGAACCCACAAGAGCACTTCCTAAACCAATGGATGAGAATGACGGTAGGGGACAACCTAGTAAAAGTGGTAATACCCCTATATGGGCTAAATCTGCTACGAGTAAATTAAAAGATCAATTTAGGTCTAAATCGGTACGCCAAAAAAGAAAAGCACCTGCTCCTAATTTCCGTCGTCCACAACTTGCTGTAGAACCGCCTAGAGCTATTAAACCTGCAACTGAACCTACTAGATCGGTAATAAATAAACCTGTATACGAAGAACCTAATAGAGGGCAAAGGATAATAAACAGAACTCAAACCAGACCTGAAGTTGTATCGGCAAGAATGTCCGCTCCGTCTGTAGGACCAAGAGTACGAAAAGCACCATCGCCTATGTCTCCTATTCTTGTAAATAGAGGTGGTTACATATCAAGAGCTATATATGGTATAGTAGATAATCTAAAGAAAAAGAAATAATGGCTGACTGTCCTGTATGCAAAACACCCATAAAGGTATTTAAAGTATACTCTCAACTCAAGAAAAAATTTATAGAAATGAAAGGGATATGTGAACCCTGTAAAGAACGAGACGATAAAGAAAAACTAGCAAAGAAGAAGGAAACGTAATGGGATTCAACCTCTCTCAAAAAAGCCTAGCCAGACTTGACGGTGTAAATGATAGTATGGTACGTGTTGTAAAAAAAGCTATAGACCTAACAAAGATAGACTTTGGTGTCATCTGTGGTATGCGAACAATAGAAGAGCAGGAAGCACTGGTAGCCAAAGGAGCATCACAGACCATGAAGTCTAAGCACCTAGAGGGTTTAGCTGTAGACTTAATGGCTTATATTGGAGGGAGGGCTTCATGGGAACTGAATGTCTATGATGACATTGCTGACGCTATGAAGGAAGCTGCAAAGCTTGAAGACGTATCTATACGTTGGGGTGCAGCTTGGCATATAAATGATTTACGGGCATGTCCATATACTATGGAAGAAGCCATGAACAATTATATAGACTTACGTAGGAGTGAAGGACGCAGACCATTTATAGATGGACCACACTTTGAATTAAGTAAGAACGTCTAACATGTTTTTACCTGTAGTTACAATATGTCTTCTGTCTGTATTAGATCAATCTGTAAGTTGTAAGATGTTTAACTCACCTGAACTTGCAACAACACAGCAAGAATGCATAAAGGTAGTAGGTGCATTTGTAACACAAATAGTACCCGATCTTCCTGCTCCACATACAATACAGTATAAATGTGTTGACAAGTCAATAAGGATATAGTATAATGAGTAGACAACTCACAGAAAAACAACAAGTGTTTTTAGATGTGTTATTTGATGGGGCTGCAGGGGATGTAGCAGTAGCTAAAAAACTAGCAGGTTATGCAGATGGTTCATCTACAACAGAAGTAGTAAAGGGTTTAAAAGATGAAATCATGGACGCTACACAAACGTATATGGCACGTAATGCTCCAAGAGCAGCCGTAGCACTAGCAGGTGGTTTAATAGACCCTACAGAACTAGGCATACGTGACAAAATGGCAGCAGCAAAAGAACTCCTAGATAGAACAGGCTTAATTAAAACAGAGAAAATACAAGTAGAATCATCTGGTGGTGTTATGCTTATGCCACCTAAGAAAACAGAAGAAGACGATGACTAGAAGCATAGGACGATGGAAATTACCACAGCCTTTAGATATTAAAGACGAAACAGAGTGGACACCCATACCACGTATAGCACGTACCATTCCTTTTGGTTATGTACAGGACGAACAAGACCCCGACTTACTACAGCCAGTTCAAAATGAATTAGATAAACTAGAAATGGCAAGAGATTATTTAAAACAGTATTCGTATAGAGAGGTAGCTAATTGGCTAACAACACAAACAGAACGATATATATCTCATGTAGGTTTAAGAAAAAGAGTAGAGAATGAGCGACAACGTAAGAACCAAGCTAGAAGCATCCGCAAGTGGGCAGAGTATGCGGAAAAGGCAATCGCCAAAGCGAAAGAAATCGAAACCCAAAGAACAGGCTCAAGAGAAAGTACTACATCAACCCATACTTAAACTTGATTTGCCTCCTGTGGAGGAAACACGTAATGTTATTTTTAAACCAAACAAAGGTCCACAGACAGATTTTTTAGCAGCGGGAGAGAGAGAAGTCCTGTATGGCGGTTCAGCGGGCGGTGGCAAGTCCTACGCAATGTTAGCTGACCCACTACGTTATATGGGTCACCCTAACTTCAGTGGGCTTCTTTTACGGCATACAACGGAAGAACTACGAGAACTAATCTTTAAGTCACAAGAACTATATCCTAAAATATGGAAGGGAATCAAATGGTCAGAAAGAAAAATGCAATGGGTAGCACCTTCTGGAGCACGATTGTGGTTATCTTATCTTGACAGAGATGATGACGCATTAAGGTATCAAGGTTTAGCCTTTAGTTGGATTGGCTTTGATGAACTTACACAATGGGCTACACCGTTTGCTTGGAATTATATGAGATCACGATTAAGAAGCACATCAACTGACTTACCTGTGTATATGAGGGCTACTACTAACCCTGGAGGTAGGGGACACGCATGGGTTAAAAAAATGTTTATTGATCCTGCTGCACCCAACAAATCATTTGAGGCAACGGATATTGAAACAGGCGAAACACTACGGTATCCTAAAGGTCATACTAAAGCAGGTAAAGCGTTATTTAAACGGAAGTTTATACCTGCAAGACTTATGGACAACCCTTACTTGGCAGAACAAGGCGATTATGAAGCAATGCTTCTTTCCCTTCCTGAACAACAAAGAAGACAACTTCTTGAGGGCGATTGGGATATTAAAGAGGGAGCAGCGTTTACAGAGTTTAATCGTGACATACATGTTGTTGACCCATTTCGCATACCTAATAATTGGGTTAAATTTAGAGCATGTGATTATGGATATGGAAGTAAGTCTGCAGTTGTGTGGATTGCTGTTAGCCCTAGTGAGCAACTTATTGTATATAGAGAACTCTATGTTTCAAAAGTACTAGCATCAGATTTAGCAGATAGAGTAATGGAAGAAGAAGCAGAAGATGGAACAATTAGATATGGGGTATTGGATAGTAGCCTTTGGCATAAACGTGGGGATACTGGTCCTTCTCTTGCAGAACAAATGATTAAAAGAGGTTGTCGTTGGCGACCATCAGACAGAAGTAAAGGAAGTAGAATTGCAGGAAAAAATGAAATACACAGACGATTACAAGTCGATGAGTTTACTGACGAGCCTCGTTTGGTCTTCTTCAATAACTGTACAAATATTATTTCTCAACTTCCGTCTATTCCGTTAGATAAAAGAAACCCTGAAGACATTGACACATTATCAGAAGACCACTTGTATGACGCTTTAAGATATGGTATAATGTCAAGACCACGATTTAGTATATTTGATTACGACCCT